CTTGTGGCGTGTATTCAAGACTGATTGAAATACTGTCTACATCAACAACGCGAGAGTTCCCGAAGTCGAGATTTCCGCTGTTGAAAAAAATTCGTCCAGGAATATTCGTTCCTGCTGGTATAAATGGTGATGTCATGTGTTTTTAGATTAATCTTCTAATATTTTATATTATAACTGTTTTTCTAATAAATTATTGCCCGAGGATGTCCCAAACCGTAAATGTAAGACTTCTGTGCCATATACGTCTATCAGATTCATACTGGTCTACAGTGCTTCCAAGACGCTCCCAGAAGATGTGTGCAGTATTTTTATCTATAGTGGCATAGTTTAAAAGGGTCAAGATTCTTTCCGAAATTGTGATTGTTTCCAGATAGTTATTTCGAGACCAAATATCAATCTGAACCACTGTATCTCTTGCGTTCAAAGGTACTGTTCTTGATGCCTCACTCACGATATGAACGTTTAGTTGTGGTAAAAGTAACTCCGCTTGTTTCTCTGTAATTACATCAACTGCTCCGGAGAATACGCTAGTAGCAGGAACAATCGCATTGAGAGTTGCGTCTGTAGTGAGAGTCGTTATGAAAAATTCTAGGATTTCTAACATATTATTTCTTCTTTATATCGCCTATTTGTTGCTGGAATATCTTTTTCACCGTCTCTCCTTGTTCATTTAATGCACTTCTCATAAACGAACGTGGTTTTATTTTACTTGTCCCGAATTCCATATATTTAGCATACGGACTATCAGTCCAAATTCTGCCTACCCATTTTTCACCTTGTTTAGAAACATTCTTCTGAATACTGATTTGCAATGCACCTGTCTTAACAGGAACTCCCAATTTAGCATTTGGGTCAGAGCTTCTATATCCTCCTTTCGCTCCACCTTTTTCTTTATGTTGCTGGACACTTATTTTAGGACGGCGAGCCGTGGCTGTTCTGTATAAAATATTAGTGGCAAGGTTCATCTTTTTTTCAATGTCTTTATCCACCATTCCTGAAATACCAACAAGTTTTGCTGTTAGCTTTTCCAACGCTCCATTTTTAACTGTGAATGATGTTCCTTTCATATTTTTATTCAGGCAATAAAACGCAATAACAATTTGGATGAAAAGGAGGAACATGTCCATAACCCGATTTCTTCATATCATCATTACTGAACTTCTTAGAACCGCCAGCGGTCTTTTTTTCACATTCAGGACATGCACTTGGAGAAAGGACTACTCTATATTTTGTAACTCCGAGTTCTTCGGCTGCTTCCGCAACAACCTTTGTATCCATTGCCTTTATTTCTGTGTAGTATGCACGTTCAGCTTTCCATTTATCAGAAAGTTTAGGAGTGAATTTTTGCAGATGAGAAATGATAACGGAAGACGGAGCATTTTTAGCCTGCAACGCTTTGATATAATTTTTTACATCTTTAATTTCCTTTTGTGTAAGAGAAGTGGATTTGTAAAATTGCTCCAAGGAAAGACCCTTAGTTATCCAAAATTCTCTGAATTTATTTATTTTCAAATATCTCATATTAAGGCAAAGCAAGAATAATTTCCCAATGGTCGATAACGGTATTCATTATATATCCAGGTACGACACTGACCACAACATATTCGATTCCGTCTGAAGTTAAAACACGGTCTTCATGATACAGGATATATGTTGGAGGAATATACAAGACACCACTTGGCGTAACTCTTTCTCCTGTCTGTGCAAATTGCAAAGGTTTCGAGCCAAAGGCTAAACGTGCAGGAACATTTGAATATACTGTAGACCAAGGTGAGTTCGTAGGATTTCCGTAAATAGGATTGTTCAATACATCTCTAGACGCTGCCGAGATACTCAAACGTCTCTTTATTGTAACGGTTGTGTTGAATATACCTTGTAGCATGACTAAATGAATTTAGGCGTATTGTTTGTGTAGTGTTGAACGATATCTTCAACTCTTTTCTCGACTTTTGATTCATCGTTACCGAAGTTAATGTTGTATGTCTGAATTCCATAACTATTAGCTCCGAGTGGATTTTGACTGGCTTGACCAATAATGTGAGAAACTAAGAGAATCATCGCCTCTTGTATATCTGCTGGAATTGATTGATTTGTTGTGTAGTCTGCGGTAACTGGTAAAGCGGTTTGAGTATTCAAAACAATAATTCCGTTTGCATAGTCTGTAACATTATACGCACTTTTTGCTTGAAGAACTCCATTTACATAAACATTCAATGTCTGACTTGGAGCAAACAAGCGATAACCGACAGGAGCTTGGAATGTAACTTGGTCTACATTTCCACTAGGTTGAGCAAGTGGGATACTTGTAATTGGAGTTCCATATCCAAAAGTGTAATTGTACCAAAGAACCCCAAGAGCGATACGGTCAATAATTTGAGAAGGAATTGGAGAACCTGTTCCTTGTCCCGAACTAGAAAGCAACGGAACAATTTTGAAATATCCCAAATCATAGAAATCCTGAATGTAACTTGCAGGAGAAGTAACATCCACTTGGACGAACCATTTGAGGACTTGGATATAACAAGAATTAACCTTGGAATAAGGACGGTTTGCAACAACAACTGTAGTCAATTGTGGATTATACGGCTTAACAGTAAAAGCTGTTTTTGTTTCATCGATAGTTTGTGTATCGAAATACATGTTACATTTTCGATTGAACCAACCACTCGCACGAAGAATCAATTTATCCAATTGACCACTTGTATACAAAACATTCGTAGCATCAATACCAAGTCCTGCTGCTTCGGCAGAAGCAATGAAATCATCTTTCGTTATATAAGGATTATCTACGGCAATCTGTTTCTTCGCTCCTGTAGGAGTGTTTGTTCCCGTCTGGATATTTCCGCTTTGTAGAATTGGAAGTACCATTTTGTTTTTTTATTACTGTCCTACTACCCAACCCTCGGTACTGTTATTACTTGCTTCTGAAATTGAAATAAGATCAACGTCTTTAATAATTGTCTGTGTTACAGTTGTGATTGTAGCTATTGTCTTTTTTGCACTATTAACTGCGAAAGTAACACCTGTAATTGTTTCAAAAACACCGCCCACTTTGTTAATGCTGTTAGAGATTCGATCTCCGATTGAAATTGTTTGTGACATATACTTACATAATACACATTATTTGAACTTTTTCTCCGCTTCTTGCTTTCGGTGTTCTATCTCGCAATCACCACATCTACCGTCGTAAATTATATGGCTTCTCTTGTCGCAATAGTAGCATTCATACCCTGCGAAATTCACGCTCGTCTTATGATTTGAACGGGGTTGTATTTTCTTCTTTAAATTTTTAATCATAGAAATTTATTGAGAGCATTATGGAACATTTTAATCTTCTTCTCCCAAGTCCAATTCTCTTTCATGTGATGCGCTGCTGCTTTGCCTTTTTCTTTTACTTCATCCTGATGATTATATGCATATCGCATAAGTTCAATAAGATGTTCTTTGCTTGGCTCTGCCCAGTCTCCGCAGTCTTCTTTGTAAATGTTGTTACTGAAATCTTTAGCAGGAGTCATGGTGTGATTGATTAACCAGCCTGTTTCTGGGGTCATATATTCTAACGGACCTGACCAACCTGTCACAATTGCAGGTATTCCAGTCGCCATTGCCTCCATTGGTGGCATTCCAGCACCCTCTCCGCGCGTAGGGAACACGAAACAATCCACTCTTTTAAAGAATGTTTCTTTCAATTCTTCGTAAGAAGTAGGGGTCATTTGTACTTCAATACGCTTATCTTTCACCATAAATGGATAATGTGGATGAGAAGTCTTGCAAATAAGACGTACATCGGTGATATGTGGCGGAAAAGCCTCTCTAAAAGCGTCTATAAGCACGTCTGTGCCTTTTCTAAGACTGAGTGCGCCCATTGTGCCAAAAGTGAATACACCATCGTCAGGACGCTCTATATAGCTCCACAGCTTAGGGTCATAACCCCAATTTACCAATTCTATCGGAATTGTGACTCCACTTTCTCTAAAAGCATCTATATTTTGTTTACAAGGAACGATTAAACCCTCAAAAGAGTTGATTCTTTTAATCCAACTCTTAGGTATTTTGGTCGTTTCAAACGGCACAATGGCGATATTTCTCGAAAAATTGGACTGCAACCACTCTTCTTTAGGCTGTTCATGCCAAATCATAGCCCCTTGTTCGTTGAAAACCTTGTGTGCCATTCGTGATAAATCAAGGTCAAGTACGTTAAAAGTCTTACCAGTGAGGGCAATATCGTACTGTTTACTGTTTTTTAGGAGGTTATAACTGACATTTCCCCAACCAGAAACCAAATCGATATCACTCGTAAAACTAAACTTCTTCTCTTTATGGAATATTTCTGGGTCGTAAGGCAATTTATCGTGATTCATCTCTACCTTAGTCAATTTGCTCATGCGTATAGCGACAGAAAAAGGAACTTCAATTTCAACTCCTGTCTTGTAAAACTTGTCTTCAAAGTACAACTCACTGTTTTTTGTCTCAAGTAGTTTTATCTTCATATATAAATATTATAACACTATACTTTCAAAAAAAGAAAAAACCACCCTTTCGAGTGGTCTTTCTTTTGAGAACTATTAAGCAGGGTCTGACACGTTTGTGAGAACTCCAACCCAAGGTTCAGCTTTGAGAGCCAAAACTGTGTATTCGTTGAGATAGAATCGAACAGTATCGGCAATCTTAGCAAGTTCGGTACGTCCAATTGGTACGAGGTCTACCATTTGTACTCCAAGCTCATCATGACGCAAGAAGTAAACGTTAGAAACCAAGTTACCAGTTGCACCTGAAGAACCAGCGAAGTTGATTGGGTAAGGGAGAGCAGGGTTTACGAAGAAGTCTCCAATAATTGGCACAGAACCGATTGCAGACATGTAAGAAACAGCGTGGTCTCCTGCTTGTACGAGGCTATCTTTTTCCGTAGAGATAACGTAACGAGCTGCTGGAGAAACAATCTGGTTCACAACGTTCTGAATTCCGAATGAACAATAGATAGCATCAAGCTTTGAACCACCTTGTAGGCGAACAAGTTTGATAATCTTATCGAATACAGGGATTGTAACACCAGTAGCAGTCAAAGCTGCTGCGAGGTTATTCACAACGTTGGTAACAATCTGAACTTGGAATCCGTCAAACGCGAGTGACTGAACACTTGAGTCTGCATTGAAAATTGCCCATTCCTCAGCCTGAATGATACGGCGGAGAGCTGCTTCTGCAACTTCTGCTTCAATATCAATGTATGAGCGACCAGAGGCAATCATAGGACCAGTGATAACAGCGGTAGTACCGAGGTATTTGTAAGCTGCTGTCTTCTGAACGTATGTTGGGTCTGTTGCGTTTGGCAAATTTCCGTCCGCGTAGAACAACTGCACAAGTCCACTTGGACCATCTGCTACTGCGTCGAGACGAGTACGTTGGTTCCACAAGTGAGCAAGACCCTCACCCTTAATGCGAGAAACACGGTCACGGAAAGGTGTCTGACGGTCTGACAAGACCACGAGAGCCGATTCCAAATCTTGACGAGCCAAGAGTGAGTTTGGAATTGGACCAGCAAACGATGTGTTTACTGCCTTTTCGAATTTATCGAGAGCACGTTCTAATCTACTATTCATATAAATCTTAAATTCTAATTAATAATTTCTATCCGTCCATATCTAATTTGTGGTAGCTCTTTCGAGTTCTCTACTTCACAAATAAGGGAAACCTCCGACAAGGTTGGATACTATTCGCCTGTTTCGTTAGAAACAGAAGAGAAGTCTTTTTTATACACGTCCTTAAATGTCTTCCCTACATTATCTTTCATACTCTTCTCAATACTGTCTTTCTCAGCATTTAGAGGACTAAGGGAGAACATTCGACCATCGCGGTCTTTAATAAACGCATTTCCGAACTGACGTGACTTTCGGAAACCAGGTTCTTTTTCACCAAGCTCTTTGATTGACTTCTGAATTTCAGGGTCATTTCGGAGCATGTTCATAAACTCACTTCGCAATCCAGGGATAGTCGTTCCACTCTTCTGCATCTTTTCTTCAAAGCGATTCATCGCGTTTTCGAGACCTGCGAGGAATGTTGCAAGAGTTTCACCTTTTTCAGACTTTTCTGTAACTTCACCCTCTTCTTTTGCCTGAGACTTTTCTTTCGTGTCTTCTGTTGAATCCATAGCCTTTGTCATTTTATCGAGACGGTCAATAATGCTCTTCATCTGATATTCCTCACCATAAGACTTTTCACTTTCTTTAGTGTCTTCGTCCATAGCTTTCTCCTTTGTTTCATCAGAATCCATAGCCTTTTCCTTAGTTTCAGAATCTTCCATGGCTTTTTCTTTTGTTTCAGAATCCATAGATTTCTCTTCTGTCTGTTCACCAACTTCATGAGCTTGAGCTTTTTCCTTAGTCTCATCAGACATCTTCGCAACGAGACTACCCAATACACTCGTAAGTGTCTCAAAACCTTTAACAACGTAGGACTTAAAAGCCTCCTGTGACTTTTCTTTTGTTTCAGAATCGTCAGCAGATTTTTCTTTTGTTTCAGTTTCCATTGCCTTTTCCTTTGTTTCCTCAGTTGTTTCAGCACTCTTCTTAACTTCTTCTTTTGTCATATCTTTATTTATATTATTTGATAATTCGATTTTCTTCCAAGATTTGTCCGGTACAGATTTTGCAAATGACTGCATGAAATCCAAACCTCGCGTCTCTGAAAGAAATTCATTATAAAACGGAGAGTCGTACCATTTGGCACTGTCTTCATTTTTACTAATAATGCTTTTAGCCAATAACCATGAATCGTAATTCGCAGGTCGCTGTGTAACCGAAACCTCATCAAGCATGACATCATAAAAAGTTTTGACTGTCTTACCTGCTGCCTCCGAAAATTCTTTAACTGCACGTTTGACTCTGCCACCGACCGAAAGACCAAGTTTCATTCCCTCTTTCAAACGCTTGTATAGCATTTCAGAGGCTGGATGATTTTTGTCTAACTGAGCTTTAATCCAAAGTTGATTGCGTTCATCAACATGTGCGTCAAATACATTTCCGCAAATAGCATCGTCATCTTTTTGATGCTCTATTCGCAAAGGAACAGTTCGTTCGTTGATGATATCTGCCATGTTTACGAGGGCAGATGCCGACATACGTTCATTATCGTGGTCGATATTCACAGTGCTAGCAATCCCCTCGATAATCATGTCTTCACCAGCAATAGCTTTTTCAATATAGAAAGTGAAAGGGAATCCCTCGTCGCTCTGTGCTTCTAATTTGAATTGTTTTTTATCCATATGTTTTTAAAACTTTTTTTTGTCTCTTCTTTTGAACGTTCTGCTAATACTGCTTTTTGTCTTTTTAACTGTATATTTTTAATTTTACCAACAATTTGCTTTTTTTCTTTTTTTGTTTCAGCCTCTTCTGCTTTTTCGGGCATTTTGTCTAGTTTTTTGCCTGTTTGTTCTACTTCACCTTTTGAAACGCGATTGTTGTATTTTTCTCTAGCAATATAGGTAGTAGCTTCAAATTCTGTATTGAAATGCCAACTATGACCAGTCTGAGTGTCTTTTACAACATAAACTTTACTTTTTGCACGCGCGCCAAAAAGACCAGTACTAATCATTCTTTCTTCAATCTGATAACGAGCCTTTGTAATATCAATACTCTTGCATGTTTCACATTCCAAATCCTGTTGAGCGAGTAATGAATTTGGGATAGGACCAGCATCTGCGATATCCACAGATTTTGAAGCATTCTGAGAACATTCAGCACAAATACCATTTACTGGTTTCTGACTTGCAGGTTTATCTTTTCCACACTCTTCACAAGTCCAAGAACTTTGTGCTTTCCAGAAATCCTTAAATTTACTCATATACCTACATTATACAGATATGAAACTTTTTTTATTCCTTACCTATGTTCTTTAAAACTGCTAGTGGTAATTTATATCCCATAGATGCCATATGTTCTGCAATTGACCATGCCTCTGTAAAACCAAAAAGACAAATCGCAATATCAACCAATGCACTAAACTGACCACTGAGAAGTGTCAATAAATGCATTGTAATAACGCCAGTTGTATACATAACAAAATGACCAAACTTATTTGCAAGTCTGTTTGAATAAATACGTTTGTTTTTTTGAATGCAAAGAGCAATAGCAATTGTAAAATCAATCCCACATAAAATAGCAATAATGCCCAGAGAACTCCAATTGTCTACTCCAACTAAATAAACCAAAGAACCGAGAAGAGTTGAGAGAATCAACTTTATCTCTAAATTATGTGCAAGTCCGTCAATCCAAGTACTAATATTTCTCATATATACTATACATTATAACGTTATTTTATTATCCTTGATTATTTTCTTGTGCGGTCTGTTCATCAGAAATCTCCTGACTTGTCTTACAACCCAATGCACGAGCTTGGTCTATCAAATCTTGTATGCCTTGTCTTGGAGCTGCTATATTCGCACGCTGGCTATCGATGCTTGCCAAAGAGTCATCGACTGATTTTAATTGTGCGTACAAATCATCGAGATTATAAGTTACTACTGTTGAAGTAGTTGCTTTCATTGTCGTATCGTCTTGTTTTGTGTATTCCATATTATATATATTATGCTAATAATCCCTCATTTCTCAAAGCTTTTACCGCTTGGGCGAGCGTGTATCCATCGAACGTGTCAAGTGTTGTGAGGGGCGTACCAGCTCCTGACACATAGGCAGCACCAATGATTGCTGTTGTTGGTTGAACAATTGGTGTTGCTCCCCAAAATCCAATTTTCTGTAGAGTAGTAGTACCAATTTGCGTACCTGTCGATGTACCAATCGCGATATTTCCTCCGTCCACAATAGTGATTGTTCCTGTCTTTGAAATCTTGAACTTAGATGTTCCACCGACCTGCCAGTCCTGCAGCAGTGATGCTGCATTCGATGCCGTATCGGTCACATTAACTCGCACTGCTGTCGGGGTGCCCGTAGTGTTCCATGTTGGGCTAAGACTCATCATCGCGGTTGCATCAGAGCCAGAGAGTGTCTGTGTCATAGTGAATTGCCCAGCCGTTCCATTTGCTGTTGAACCTGTGCCCGCAGTGCCGAGTACGATTGCATAGTTTCCGCCATTTCCGCCCGTGTTACTTGTTCCTCCTGATGCGTTTCCTCCATTTCCTGTTGTGAGATTGAATGAACTTCCCGCACCCGCTACGTTCGCGCCTCCTGTTCCTGTGGTCGAATTTCCGCCCTTACCTCCTGTCACTGTAAAGACACCTCCCGCTGAACCTGTTATTCCAGATGTATTGGTCGGAGCTCCACCAGCTCCAAGTGTTACGGTCAATGCACCTCCTACCCCAGTGTAGCTACCGTTCGTGTTGTAACTTCCTACACCTGTAGTTATATTTACTACTCCGCCCGAGACAGAGCTTCCTGAATTCGTGGCCGTATTCGATCCCGCGCCCGTGATGTTGATTGCTCCGACACCTCCGCCTCCGCCCGCGTTGCTCTGGGTCTGAATGGTGACGCCTCCTGTCGGGGTCAGTCCATTCATCGGTGCTCCTTGGATGATGACAGTACCAGAAGACGCTGAGCCAGAACCTGAACCTTGTCCGCCTGTGATGACGACGTTTCCTCCGTTACCGCCCGAGTTGATCTTCGTGGCACCCATACCAGCCGTGATGTTCACGCTACCGCCTGTCGCCACCGATGCGGTGGTCGTTCCCGCCGTCGCGTTCGATGCGGTGAGGTTGAGATTTTGGCCGTTCTGGGATGCCAATGCTGCCACTGGAGACTGGGATGCTATGGCGAATGCTTGGTCGCTCGGACCGAGGATGTGTTTTATCGCGCCGAGGCCTGTGTTCCAAGAGTGTTGCACATTTGAAGCCAAAGCCGTATCAGAAAGGGTCGCTCGAATATTTGAAGTGAGATACCCACCTGTAGCGAAGTTAATTACTTTAGTTGCAGAACCTGTACCGATAAACAAGTTGTTCAAATTACCAGCTGTGAATAGATATACATCGCTTGCAGCAATACCTGTGTAACTTGGATTGCTATTGACTGAACTGTTTACTCCAAAGTCTGCATGGGAAACTCCGTCGTTGAGATCGTTAGCTATGACCATATCAGTCGAAGCAAGCGTTCCTGCATTCAAGTTCTGGACGAATGTTCCATGATAATCATTCGCATTTCCTATAACAGAGAGTTTATTCTCAGAACTTATTCCCGCAGAAGTCGGACCAATACGAAGTGATGTTGCGAGTATTCCTGCTCCTGTTGAATCAACACTGAATACATTCGATGCACTGAAAGCGATATTAAAGCTTCCAGCCGTTCCATTTGTACTTGTTCCAGTTCCTGCTGTACCGAGGTTGATTGTATATTTACCGCCATTACCTCCAGTTGAAGTTGCTCCTGCAGCGTTTGCACCATTACCTGTAGTGAATGTATATGAACCTCCATTTCCAGCTACTCCGCTTGTTGCCGAAGATGATGCTCCGTTACCCGTGATAAAGACCATGTTACCTCCAGACCATGCTAAAGCATTGCCTCCTGCAAAGCCGCCATTTCCAGTCGTGAGATTTATTGCTCCCGCATTTGCTGTGGCTGTTGGAGTTCCAGTCGTGAGGTTTATAGATGCGGTCTGTACAGCTCCACCTGCGACAGTTTTTAGATTAATTTGTCCCGAGGTTCCGATACTTGGAGCACCTCCAGTAATGTTCACTTGTCCGCCTGCGTTTGAACCTCCTGAGTTTGAAGTGTTGCCTCCCGTAATGTTTACGTTTCCGCCGCGTGGAGAGTTTGTGATGTTTACCGAGTTTCCTGCGGTAAGGTTTATATCTCCTCCGATACCGATTGAAGTCCCACCTACACCAGTAGTTCCACCGTTACCTGCTATAAAGTTGATTGTTCCTCCATTGCCTGTGTTATTTGTAGTACCACCAGATGATGAACCTCCCGTTCCTGCTGTGAGAGTAAATGACCCACCAGCTCCTCCTGTGTTAGTCCCTGCACCCGTTGCGTTAGCTCCAGCACCGAGGTTTATATTGAATGCTCCACCAGCTCCACCGACTGCCGTTGTTGCCGTCGCGTTAGAACCTCCTGCACCAGTGTTTATGGTGAATGCTCCGCCTGGATTCGATATT